GACGATTAAGGGTATTCGTCTTCTTGCTAGTCTTGCCATCATCGGCAATGCCAGTTAGCTTTGCCATAGCGGCAAAGTTACCAGCGTTAACATCAATAAGTTCACTCATTTTTTCTTTACTCCTTTCTTGAGTTCAAGAGACATAGTTATATCATGCCACGTCTTTCGTGTCAAGCCAATTTGGACCGATTTTTGCTTCTAAAAGCATCGGAACATTTAGCTTGACTTGAAAGGACGTGTTTATCAAGTCTGTAAGGTTCTCGTTAATATCCTTTATTAGACCAACAACCTTGTCTTCTTCGTCTGGATGAATGTCAATGACCACGGAGTCATGCACTGTATTGACGATACAACTCTGCATATCTGTCAGCCGACGCTCCATCTCAAGCAGCACAACAGGTACAATATCTGCCGTGGCAAACCCCTGCACAGGGTAGTTCTTAATCTGCGTGAAATAAGATACTGTACCGTTTATCTTACGTACCACATTGGGGAATGAATACTGACGACCAGATGGTGTAGTAATCATCTTAGTTGTCAGAGCCTCTTTAGCCAATCGGGAATGCCAATCTGCGATGCCTTTATATTTCTTCGTGAAGTGTGAGTAGTATTCCGCTTCCGCTGCAGTTCTCCCATATCCCGTTGCGCCATAAAGCGGAGCGAACGTATGCGCCTTCGCAGACTGACGATCCGTAGGTTGACCAGCATCGGTAATAACTTGAGCGGTGTAACTGTGTACATCAAATCCAGTAGAAACTTCTTCAATTGCAACTCCATCTTGTGATAGGAAAGCAGCGGCACGGAACTCTAACTGTGCAAAGTCAGCTTCCATAATCTTACCACCTTCCCACCGTGATACGAACACTTTCTTTACAGGGAATGTCCCACCACGTGGCATATTCTGCATGTTTGGATCAGCGCCAGAAAAGCGGCCAGTGGCCGTGCGGTGCTGTAGCAGACGGACATGCAGCTTCCCGTCAGCCTTTTTATAGGTATTGATGCCATCAACAAACGACGACAGGTACGTGTCCAATGCGCTGAGACGCTTCACTTTGTTCAAGAAGGTAATTGCTTCACTCATATTATTCTGTCTAGCAAATCCTTCTAGTATATCAAGGTGCGTTTTGCTTGTGGTAAATCCGTTGGCACTTACCCACTTGGCATCTGGTGCAGTGAAACGTAGCCCAGCAATCCTGTCTGACTGCACGAACACGTATCCATTGCCATCACAGGTCTTGCACTTGTTGGGACGAGCATACCTACTGCCATCCTTGCGTGTGCGATAGACCTTGCCAGAGCCTTTGCAATCATCACACTGCTTTGGCTCTTTCTTGTAGACAATCTCGCTGTTCTCTTTCATTGTGGTCTTATACAACTCCTTTGACATATAGGGATCAAAGTTGTTTTGCCACATAGCTTTGTCAATAGGCTTGCGACTGTAGATTACTTGAGACAACTGCTCTGGACTATTTAGATTAACGTGACGATGCCCCATCAACTTATGTACCATAGTTTCCAACTCACCTGTAAGTGTCTGCTTCTCATTCTCAAACTCAACACGTACATCTTCCAGCACACTTTCGTTGACCTTAAACCCACGCTGGTAAATCTTAGCCAGCACGACAGCAACTTGATTAGACAGGACAACAGTATCCATCAGACCTGCATACTCTTTGCTCAGTAGCTTTGCATACTGCCTGTCAGACAACTCCTGTGTCGCATGAAGGTCGGCCACAAGATACTCCGTCAGTTCATTGTACGGTATGTCTCTGGTGCTTATGCCCTGTTTGAAATATTCTTTCAGGGTGTCCTGCTTCTGCCAACTCAGTTCATAGCGTTGCGCACATGCATCAAGAGACAGTGGTTCTTTCTGTCCACGCTGCATAACATACTCTGCCAGCATTGTGTCAAACACAGGGCCATCATACTTGAAGCCCGACTCCCACAGCCATACAAGATCGTGCGGGGCATTGTGGCATATCAAGATTGTAGCCTTGTCCAGTTCATTCTGAACCATTTCGTGATTTCCTATGCCCTGAACAACCATTTCAGAATGGTCAAAGGTAACGATAGTCTCCTTGCCTTGGTCTGTAAGCATACCAACCATTACAAGTGAATTGGTAGGCTCAAACGGATCAAGGTGCATCTTGCCATCCCGGTGCGTCACCGTGTTTTCTACATCAAGTGTTAGTTTCAATTGTTTTCTCCTTGTGTTCTTTTAAATATTGTATTGCCCGTTGCAATACTTCTTCACTATCGTCAAACCCACCCAATGATCTATTACATTTGTGGCATAACCATCCCCTAAATGTGTCCGTGTCGTGGCAATGATCAATTACCCATGCCCCATTCTTCATATTTCCTTTGCCAGCAACAGAGCCTTCACCCTGCAAACATATTGGGCATGTATGATCTTTACCCGGCATTCCGTACTGCTGTCTTAGCGCGTCACGAACCTTTCCCAGTTCTCTATTACACTTTTTGCATTCGGGACGCAAGTAGTTTGCGCCAGAGTGCCAGCTAAAAGCAGAGAAAGGCAAGTGTTTTTTACACTTGTTGCAGGTTTTACCGTCGCCTTCAACGAGATCGTAGTCTTCAAGGTCAAACAAAAATTGCTGTATCATACCATGTACCTTCCTGTACGGTAGTCTAGTTCGCATGTTACTAGCCCATGCCACCCACTCAGCTTGTTCTTCACAATATTGATGTGCCGCTGCAAATCTTCTGGAGTATTAGGATCGTCATCTTGCTTGGCTGGGTTCTTTGCAATCAGGATCATCAGGTCAGCCTCTGCTGCCTTGCCTGTGCGTGACCCTTCCATCATTGCCTGATTAAGAATGACCTTGCCCTCTGCATCAGCAGAAAGCTGCGACATATAAAACACAGCACACTCGTACTGCTTGGCAATCATACGTGCATGAATTGCATTGGCCTTGAGTGCTTCGTCAGGACGAGCAAAGCCACCCTGCCGTGCAAACTTGTCGCCCATGTCAAGAAGAATGACATCAGGCTTGTACGTCTTGCATACTGATTCGACCCACGACATGTCACGACCTGTAGCATCCTTGATCTTGATACGCTCTTTGATTGGGGCGTACAGGTCACGAGCCTTACTAGGGTTGTTCTTAATCTCACGCATTGTCATGCCGGTGGCCGCTGTTAGATAACGTGCGCCGACACGGTGACTGCCTTCTTCATTACAGAGTATAATGCAGTTAGCACCCTGTGATGCCATACCACCGGGGCTGGCAATCAAGCTGGCATGAAACGATGTCTTACCAGTGTTAGGCCGTGCGCCAATCTCAATCAGGTGTCCAGCATTGACGCCTTCCACATGCCCTGCAAGCGTAGGGATATTGAACGTCCAACGTGCCTCAAGATCGTTCTTGGTCAGCAGCGTGTCTATGTCGATATCATCCCACTCCACATTCATGTCAGGAAGGAAGTCATCGTTGTACTGCTCAAGCAGCCGTCTCAGCGACTCCAAGCTACTCTGATCACCGTTGACGTATTCAAACCCCAACTCAGCAATGTCTGTGCCTACAACCTGCTGAAACAGCTTGGACAGAACCTCTTGTGCTACGTCGCTGCCCATCGGGCTTTCCTTCTTGATGTTGTTGAACACAGCAGAGTATGCCAGCTTATTTGATGGTGTCAGTGTGGGATTGTTAGACAGGAACAATGCTTCCACTTCCTCTGGTGTTACCGTTCGTTCATAGCGATCCATTGCTATGTCAATAGTTTTCTTGATCTTTCGGTTTTCTGGATTAAACAACCTGTCAGGACACTTGGCACCACGATGTGCATCGTAGAACTCTTTGTCCATTAGGCTCCTTATGATTGATAATTCCATTATACTTCTCCTTTGTCTTGTAACAGATGCATCTTCTGTACATCCACGGGGTTACGGTATTTTATGTCGTAGTTCAAGCGTAGCACTTTCACATTACTCACGTGTCCACGCAACTCTTTGGCATAGTGTAGTGTCTTTGGCAAAGCATCGGGGTCTAATGCCATGACGGCTGTCGAGAACTGCGAGAGATACCCTTTATGCGATTCAGAAAGGGAAGTCCCAAGAATCGCAACCCCGACAAAGGAATCGTACTCACCAACAACGACTGCACTCACGCAGTCCTCAACAACCACAGCGACATTACCACGTCCATGAACAAATGGCAAGCCACTATTTCCATATCTTTTCCACTTGGGCAGCTTACGCCCCAATGCACGGCCTGTAGCATCTACTGCTGTATTATCGTGATAACACACGAAAACAGCCCTATGTTCTTTGACATCGTACATGAGATTGTCTGGGTCAATGCCCCATGTATCTGCATACTCTAACACAGCACTACGATTGTCATGCGGCACAATGAACTCAGGCAGTACGAAATCATTTGTCACAGGTGTGACACTTTTCATCCTACGAATATCCTCTACAGATAAACGAGAACGAACAGAACCACTAACACTACAAGAGGCTTTGTAACAATTCCACAACAAAGACCCCATGTTATTGGTAGCAGTAAATGTCTTGTACGACTTACAGACAGGACAGTTGAGTCTGCGAGACTCACCACTACCAATACCTAAGTCCTCTACAAATGTACGTACATCCATTACATATCTCCATTATATATGTTTATATATTGGTTCATTCGGCAATCACGATGTTTAAATATCATGGTTTTTACGAGCCGTCAATGCTAAATCTGCACTGGTGAAAGTATTTTTCATGTATGGCTTCACACTTTGTGGGTTAGCGTGTCCTGTAACCGACATAATTTGTGCCATACCGACACCGGCATCAACCATTTCTGTTGTGCCAGTTCGCCGCAGGTCAGATAGTCGCAGTTCTTCTGGTAAACCAGCTTCACGCATGATCCTACGTGCCACTTTAGGCAAGCGGTGCAATGAGTACGGGTGATAAACACCCCGAATAGGCTCTGTCATTGGTGCAACGTAGGGTTGAAAGCCAAAGTCTTCCTGCTGCTGTGCCAACATCTCCAACAAGTCGTCGGATACAGGCAAGAACACCTCTGCCCTACGCTTTGACTGCTCAATATGTACACGAGCCTTATCAAATTGTATAGAATCCCACTGTAGCATACGCATGTCACCAAGACGCTGGCACCACTCGTATGCCATCTGTGCGATTAAACCCACATTGCGGCTGCTGTAGTCGCCATAAGCGGTGTTCAGGAAGGTCTGTACCTGTTCCTTAGTCCACACCGTCCTACGGGGCTTTACAGAGCGTTTCTTGACAGCCAAGAATGGATTCACCAGCACAATCTCCATGTTCAACCCGTGATTAAACAGGATGCGAGAGGAAGACAGCACATGATTAGCAAACTGTACGCCCCTCTCACACCATTGGTTGTAGGCCAGCTTGACCAGACGGGATGACACTTTGTCACATTGCCTATCCCGAATGGCTTTGCTGTCGATCACAGTGTCGAGCATGATATCAATGTGATATTGATACTGTCTCTTAGTTTCTTCCCGTAAGTTATTGAACTCATAGGAAGAATAGTAATCATCGGCTAGTCCTTGTAGATCATGCTTGGTTGCCATGACACTATCTCCTCGTGAATTTCTGTGATCTCTGCCCTTTTCAAATTTAAACCTCGTGATGTACAGGCACGATGCCAATCCAACATAAGATTATTTTTAGCAAGTTCACTATGGCTTGCCTTCCCATACCAAGTTAGTTCACCATGAAACTTGTTAGGCGAAAAGGTAATCTTATACATCCTCATCTTTTTTCTCCTCTTTTTTGAAGACGTTGTTTAAGAACCTTTTGTGGAAGTCCTCAATGCCCTTACTACGATACGCAGTGCTGTTGCGGGAAAACCTAGCTTTCCAACGGCCAGTGGAAGGCCAGTAGATGTACTGTTTATCATGTTCATTCCAAATGTACATCATACTGACTGCTCCCTCTACCCATTCATACCTGATATTGTTTTCTTTCAGGTATTCTTCCGCACCGATATCTCCTTCTTCAGTGTACCAATAAGCCATTACGCTGCTACCAGTTCACGGAACTGCGGAGTATTGATCCAGCCAGCCACGTCCTGTTCACGCTTCCACAGGCTCTGTGCTTGCGTATCATTTCCTGTGCGGCGAAGTGCAAAGCCATTAGTGTCTACATTCAACGGGTTAGCGTAGCTAGTGAATGCAGAATATAAAGCCCACACATTGCGACCACGTGTCACAGTCTCGTGATTATATAAGCTGAACATCTTCTCTGCCTTCTCTTCAGACATGATGGACTTGAGCATTGCACTCACATCAATTGTGTACAGCTTTGCCTCTGCCCACTTCTGATATGTGTCCGCCGTGTTATTGAAGTCTTGAATGGTATGCTCCAGCTCACCAATGAAACGCCCCAAGTCAAAGTTAGTTGTGTTCTTACGTTTGATCTTGTCGTAGTCGCCAGTGATCATACCATTCGTACAGAAGAAGTCGATAGCCCCGTAGTACACCTGATTGGAACAGCTACCGTCGATGCCGTGCAAGGCGATCAGACGAGGCGCAATGGTAGTCGTGTGCTTGTCCGTGACAATCTTACGCAGGACGTTGGGCATGACCATCTCCATCATCACCCACGCATTGTTACGTGCAGTGCTGAACTTTAGATTCATGCTGTCGCACACCTCTTCACCAAGATGCTCCGACACAGCGTTATGCGCACGAGTAAAGAAGTCACCGTGGCTGGCACATTTGAACTTCTTACCAACGATACCAAGGTATTCCCCTGTGTTACCGTTGATGACGTACTTGGACTTGTGGAAGTGAGTGTCCTCGTAGACCACAGGAAAGTTAATGTCTTCGGGGATTAGTTCTTCGGCTGTAAAATCTAGTGGCATATTTTTTTCTCCTTTGCATTTGTCACACCTGTGACAGTTGAAGCCCATGAGGGCAAGTGATGCTCTGTTATACAACAAAGCGTAGGTAAAGTCAAGTCAGTCCCACCGATAAAATACGTGCTCTCCGATTTGAACTGTCTTGTATTTTGTCTCTGCCCATTCGGGCAGGACGTAGGTTGCATGGTAATGCGTGGCACCCTCAACAAAGTCTCCAAGATTACCATTGTAAACGCCCACGGCGATCATTCTGGCTATCTCAAATGCCTCTGTATCCGGTGTCTTGTCTGACTTGCCGTCGCAATACCAACTAAACTGACAACGATTACGCACAGGGAAGTTGGGCTTCCATGAGTATGTTGGCCCTTGGTATACAACCCCACACACGTCGTCAGGATACCTGTCGTCACGCACACGGTTCATCACCACTTGGGCCACCGCAACCTGCCCAATGAAGGGCTGGTCACGGGCCTCATGGTAGATGTTCAATGCAAGACACATAATTGCTGCTTCAAACATTAGTTATACTCCTACGTTTAAGACTAAGGGTTTCTTCATCCAGAACGGCATGTCCCTGCCCTTGTTGTACCTAGCGAACCTGCTTTTGTCCACTACATAGAACGCACGGTACGCCACGATAGGCCAGTTCTCATCTGTCTTCAGGTCATCGTGTCCGCTGAAGCATTGAGGGTGTGGCGTCAAGCCACCCTGCGGTATGTATTTGATGCCGTGGTGTATGGCTACGCTGTGCTTGCCAGCACCATGCCACTTGCCATACCTGTGATGATACTCGCAGAGCATGGCTGTGTAGAGGCTGTAGGCAAAGCTGTAATTTGCTTGTGTCTCCATAGCCCACAGAGTACACGGATGCTTCTGATGCACAGGCTTGTACAGCCCCTGCTCCTCCGCATACTCCGGTGCATGATGCCACAGGCTAGTGCATAGCATCTGCGCCTCTTCCAGTGGCATCTTGACAATGTGCTGGTCACACAATGACTTAGCGATAGCATTAGGGTGATTCTCAATAATAAACCTATTCATGCTCACCTCCATTGCCTCGACCTAGACCACCAAAATACTGTGGCTTACGCTTGGCTGTTTCAAACACACCTGCCGTGATGAACACGCCAGCAATCAGCAGGGCATGGGCAATAGCACTAATGCCAAAGGCAACGACACTGCCCACCCACATGCTGAAGATGATACACCACATCCACGCCAGCACTTGCATTACCATGTGCCGTGTGTTCATGTCGGGGATGTTGGACAGCGGGTTGTACCGCCAATCCATGATTAGTTTCCAGATGTTAGTCATTGCTCACCTCCCGCAAGAACCAGCTTGCACTCATATCGGTCATCCACTCACCGTCCTTCTCGACGCACTGGTACACTACGCAGACAATCTGGCTAGTGTCCTCGTCTATCCACACGTTGAGGTCAAACACGGCCTCGCCAAAGCCGACACCATACCACTCTTGCTCTACCCCATCTTGAAATTCTGGCATGGCAACGTGGTCAAAGTAGGCGGTCAGATAGCCCTTCTCGTAGTCAGACAGATTCAGTTCAAATCCAGTATGCTCATTCATGTTCTCATTCTCCTTTGTCACACCTGTGACAGTTAAGCACTCTTCAACCTTGACCGGCCACCACCCTCTGCAAAGGTGGCGTTCTGCCGGTACTGCTTATCACGACGCTGGGCCGCACGTGCAATCTTCCACGGCTGGTGACGCCGTTTGATTGGCTGTTTACGAGCCGGACGTTTTACCTGATTCATGTTTCCGTGCATTCGTCTTCTCCTTATCTCTGTTGTATGAACCCTTGCCCTTCTTGGGTGGCACTACCTGCGCACGACGACGGTTCTGTGCCACCGCACGTGCTACAGGATTTACTGGTCTGATCTTCATAGCGTTGCCCACATGCTAGGTCTAGCATCAATAGTACCCATCGTTGTCACCCTTGCTTCTAACACAGATTCCTGTGTCTTGGCAAATACAAATGTGTCATTCTTGTATGGGTTGTACGTCACCTGCTTTGCCTCTGGATATGCGGCCATGCCATTGCGGTGGCTTAAATACCCGACAACAAACGCATGTACATTCTTCCTGCCCTCTTGCCTTACCTTTCTCTGCCCCGCCTTGCGGATGACAAACTTGGGGTCAGCCAGTGTCAGAGCAAACCTGTGTGCAATCACACGCCCTGTCTTACAGGACATCACAGAGTAACACTTCTTGTGCAGGTTCCAGTAGACACGCACCTTCTCATTTTCTTTAATCATAACATTCTCCTCATTTGTCACAGGTGTGACACTTAGTGTTGGTGCAAGAGAATAGTCTTGCGCTTGCCAATGGTGGTCTGCGAGAAACAACCTGCCTTGCAGATGCCACAATGGCCCTTCAAACCCTTGCCTGTTTTGGGGCAGTCAAACAACCGCTCACCGTCAGGATCATGCGTCACGGTATCGTCACCAAAGAACATGATGTTCCAACCGTCACGCTTGAGCATGTCCCACTCCTCGCGTGAATTGGACGGATCAAGTGACGCATTGACTGCCATGTTGGGCAACGTCATCAAGTCATGTTCAATCATCAGCTTGAGCATCGGACTACGCCATGCGCGTGTCGGCATCCACCAGATAGTGTCGGGGTTGGCAAGAGCAATGTCTCGCACACGGTAGATGTCGGACGCATCTTTGATGGCCTCGCCACGTGTCATGTGACGCACACGCTTGGTCTGTTTGCGTTTGCGGTCAAGCCACGCCTTGATGTTAGGCGCATTGAAACGGTTGATGGTCTGCCAGATTGTCTCGCACCTATCGTCACGCTTCGCCATGTTGGGATACATCTTGTATAGCTTCACGTTGTAGCACGTAACGTCACAGTAATCTGTGCGGTGGTCACACGATCCTGTGTGATTTTCAGTGTCGTTGATCGGGCGGTCATTGGCAAACATGCCAATGTCGTCGCACCAGCGAAACAAATCGTTGATCTGTGGATTTGAAAGGGCAGTCATAACAGTCTCCTCAAAAGTGGGTGAGCAGTTTTACACCATACTCAGGGTATCTCCTTGGTTGAGAGTGGCACGACATTGCGCCACCCAGAAATGTCACAGGTGTGACACTTTACCGTGCCTCATGAACAACAAAGTCATTGCCATTCTTGGACACGATGCGGTACAGGTTCCAGAACGGGTTGCCGTAGTAACGCACATGATACCCGTCATTGACCTGCAAAAACTTACCGCTGGCAGATGGGCCGACATAATACTTGCCCAGCTTGTTGTATTCACGCTCATTGATGCGATCAATGGACGGCTTGCGGCCAGCGATAGCGTTGATGACGTTGGTGGCTTTTACTTTGATAAACATGGCATTTTCTCCTTTGTTACAGTTGCCATTCATTGTGCTGATACCATACCACACACAATTCCTTATGTCAAACGGCTCTCCGCTTGACGTTGATCTGCCAGACGCGCCGCTTCAAGAAACGCATCCATCCATTGCCCATTGTTCTTCGCCCATATCTTCTTGAACGAATGCCAATCAATAGGCTCACAGCACCCCACACAATCCAGCTTGTGTTCTTCGTACACGGACATGCGGAATCTTGCATCGTTGTCAGTCATTGTCATCTCCTACAAACAGTGGACGCATTTCTTGGTAAATGACATTGAAGGCATTCACCTCGTACTGCCAGCACTCATAGAAGCTGGAATCATCTTCAAATGGCGTTTGCCCAGAACAATGCATCTCCCACTTTTTTGCAATGTTCTCCATCTTCTCCAGAATGTTGCCACCCATGACACTTCTCGCCGTGTCAAAGTCCATGTCCATTTGATATGCAGCAGGTATACGAAACATATTCACTCTCCTTTGTCTTTTGTCACACCTGTGACACTTTCATCTTCCCTGTAAATATCCAGACCAGCATCAAGCCGCATCTGCTCACCAGCAAACACCATGTACCAATGTTCGGCGGCACGTTCCATGTAGCCATTCTCCTCACAGTATATGGCACGACGCTCACGACTGTCAAGCTGCGCCACTGTTGGCATAGAAGCAAACGGATAATAATTCTTTGTCATCTTTTCCACCCCATAGTAAATAGAACGAACAACCCAAAGGCAATGAAGATAAACCCGATTGCCTCAGACATAGACAACACACCATAGATAAACTTAGGGTCAGTCGTCTCTGTAAAGAACAGGTGGCAAGCCAATGCCCAGTAGGCCATTACCACACATAACTTCAAACCAAAAGTAATCATCCTTTCCACTCCTCAATGTTTGTCACAGGTGTGACACTTTTTTTGCGGCGCATATCTGCCAGACGCTTCTCTGCACGATACAGCCATGACCTACGCCATTCGTTTTGCTTGGCTTCGGCATACACCTTGAAGTTTTGGGCAGACATCATTGCACCCTGATCCAGTGTCGGATACAGCTTGCGATCCCTAGCCCTAGTTTCATGTTGTGACGCACGTTCACACGTACCGGCAGAACGCAACCGTGCGCTGGCAATAGGCACGATGCGATCATTCTCAAATGCTTTCATTACTCATTCTCCTCAATAATCTGGCCCCACTTGTTGACCATGTGTGATTTGATCCTAGCCGCAAAACCATTGTTGCGATACCACTCGCAGGTTTCAGTCGCGGAACGCAGGGACTTTGTCTCATATGCGTTGACCCATGTCAATGCGTTCTGATACTCAACGACGAAAATCTCAGTCATTTGTTTGTCTCCGTTGAAAGTGTCACAGGTGTGACAATTCGGTTGAAAAATTATGCAATTCAGATTGTCCTTAAAGATACCACATCCCACACCTTATGTCAAACGTGTCACACCCCACCAAACACCCCACCCCCCACATCTATCACATCACGCC